AGCATACTTTTGTAAGCAAGATTTTACACTTTCTTCACAACCGTCTGGAAGATCGCCTGCAATACCGATCTTGAAAGGATATACTTTGTGTGTTTCTAGTAAAATATTTTTAAATGTGTTCATCGTTGTTTTCCTGGCTATATGTTATTTATCGTCTTTCATACCTTTTAACTTCTCTAAAAGGCTATTACGATCAGTAACAACATATCCGTCTCCTTCTGACATTCCTGCTGGAGAAGAAAATGTATCAGCATCTGCTTTTTGCTTCTTTAACTGCAATTCGATCATCTTTAATTTTTTGTCCATCTTTGCAACTTTTGCATCAAGGTTAGTTTTTAACATTGTACCTGCAACTTCAAAAACTCTACCACTATAGCGTGATTCTACATTCATGCCAAGGTCCATTAAATCGTCGTATGCTTGCATTGCTTTGTCAGCTACTTCATTTAATTCTGCATCTGCTGCATCGCCCAATCCTTTTACACTAGGTAATGCGGCTGCAATTTTATCTAAGTCTTCAATGTCTCTAAACGATGCTTCTTGTGCTGCAACAGCTTGGGACTTTTTATCCTCAGCTTCTTGAATGAATTCTTTTGCATCTGGTAAGTTTAGTAAATCTTCTAATTTTTTAGTCATGTTATTATCCGTAATATGCTAGTATTATTTATGCAATAATATTAACCTCTGCGGCCTGTATGAAAAATATCGTTTTCTGTTACAATTCTAAATGTAATACCTTGTTGTTTACAGTACGCATATGCTGCTGCCCATTTTGCTTGATTTAATACAACATGTGCTTGATCACGTTTATTACGTTTTGCTTCTTTCATACTTGTTTGACTAAAAGGTTTAACCTCGATTAATTCTACATGTTTTTTACCTTTTGCATCAGTGTACACCATAAAAAAGTCTGGTACATATATTGTTTGTTTTCCTGTGAATGGATTTCTGTAAGGTATTTTTACAGCTTCGCTTGCCCATTTTTCTACACTAGGATGTTCATCACAGAAGCGCATAAAAGCAAACTCCCAACTACTACGATAAGTCGGTTGTCTATTTGCCATATATTTTTCTGGATTTTTTAGCGTATATTTGCCTTGTGCATACTTGGCCATTATACCATGATATTTCTACTTACTAAGTTATCAGTGTTTTCTGCTTCAATTGCCTTATATCCTAATTTGCTTATATTACTTCTATTAGCATTTAAGATAGCAACTATTAAACTTGTTAACTTAACTTTGTCATATCCCTTTAATTGTTCAAGTAATTCCATTACGTTTGCATTGTCAACTTTTGCTTGCGTTAGTAGCACACTAGCTACACTAGTTGAAGCTAGTGTATCAAAACCTCTGTTTTCAAAAAATCCAACTACTGCATCAACTTGATTGCTTGGAAAACTTAAACTTTCTTTTTTTGTATTGAGAAATTTTTCTTTTGATAATGATATTGAATCTTGTAAATTTATGTCTGTGGTTGAAAAGTCACTCATTTAAAATTCCTTTGGATTTGCATTAGTTACATTTTTATTTCCATTTGACGGAAATTGATTATTACCAATTGCATCAACTATGATATCTTCTCCAGCGCCTATCAATTCACTAGCTAAATTATTAAACGATAAATTCTTTGCATTTCTAAAAGTATTTGCGCCAGTAATTAATGCACCTAGCACATTACCATTTTGTAAGTTTTGCACAGTAGCACTTGTTCCGGCTAATACACCACCGGTGCCAAAAAAGCTACTAGCTCCGCCACCTGCTATACTGTTAGGACTCGGAGCAGTATCGTAGCGCCCTTCTCCAAATGTGTTAGGTGTAACGCCAACTTTTGTAAAGTTACGATCCATAATAACTGATTCGTAACTAAAACGCATTCTATTTTCGCTAAAGCTAGTAGCAGACCTTTCTACACTGTTGTGATCCCAGCTATCAATCAAAGGATTAATATAGGTAAAACTTGTGTTTGTAGGTTTGCCATCTTGCGGATGCAATTGAAATACTTGTATACTTGTAAAAAAGTTTGCAGTTTTGCCTGGTCTGTCTAATCCAAACCTATTATTAAATACTGCTCCTGTGCCGTATCCTGTATTTTTGTTGCCTTCACGATCGTAAGCTGGGTCTTTGATATTAGGTGCTGTGCCATTGCTTGACACATGCGATGCATCACTATAATAATAGTTAAAATAACTTTGCCATAAAAAGTTACTAATGCCTGCGTTATCGTCAATCCACGTCATATTTGCAGGTTGATAATCAACACTAGTTTGTGTAACTTTTTTTCTATTATATTGATTTATAGTAGCAGTATTAACATTATAGGACGGTAAATCAACTGCGGAACACAATAAATTTATTTCACGTTTTATAAGATTATTAAATGCACCAAAATTAACTAAATCAATTTCTGGATTAACATTAAGCACAACATGATAAAGATGGTCAAATTTTGGAGCAAGTCTAAAATTTCCATCTACAAAGGTTTTTGAAGCGTGTTGGTAGTCGCCAAGATTGCCTTTCGGGCTAAGTGCGCCGCTAAACAAATTATCAAAGAAACCATTAAAAGGATTAGCCATATTGTATTTATCCTATTCGTAAACTACGCATAAAATAAAAGGGAGTATAAAATATACTCCCTCTATTCTAATAGCAATCTGTGTTTTAAATATTAACCGCCACCAGTTACGTTTGTTCCTAGTGTTCTGCCAACTGCTGTTCCTACACCAGTATTTTCTGGAGTTTGGATAGCATTGTCGTATTGCATACTTAGTGTAATATTTACTGGCTCATTGTTTGCGTATGCAAGTGAGTTGTAGTTTGCTTCTGTTATAAAGCAACCGTAACATTCCCAAGTTTCTAAAACATTTACACCTGTTGCGCCGTTGCCGCCGTCTAAGATTTCAATGCGTGTAACAAACTTATAGTCTTGTCCAGAGTTAGCACTTGCTTGCTCCATAAAGTCGAATTGCTTCTGTAGTTGTTCACCTACTAATTTTTGTACGTTATTGTTAACATCTTCACGTAAGTTTAACGTAATTGGTGCCCATGTATGCTTACCTGCAAGGTAAACTTTACTGTTATAAATTGGTATTTCCATTGGATCAAAAGAAACTGTTGGACGAGTGATGTCCATAACTTGTTTTGTAAGTTCTGTTGTCGGAGTCGAGACGCCGAAGTTTTCTAATGTTACACGGAAACGGTATTGCAGCTTCGGCATCAGCAAACCTTGACTGCTTGCGCTGTCGTTTGTTGCTAACGGAACTGTTAATTTTGATAATGATGAGATTGCCATTTATTACTCCTATTCACAAGTATTTATCATTTGTAGGGGATTATTATTAACCCCCTACTTTATGATATTATAACCCGGAAATTTCTCCTGTATTTTTAAGACGTAGCGGGATGTAAATAAATTCTACTGCTTTTACTGGTTCAATAGCAATATCTACATACAGTTCGTTTCTATCAATTCTTGCTGGTGTGTTGTTAGTTTCATCACACACAACCAAGTAGTCAAAGATTGCTCTAAGTCCAATTAGTTCTACCATTAAACTTTCAACCTGCTGTTTGATTTCATCACGGGTGATTTTATCATTTGGTTCAAAGATATATGGTTTTGCAAGTTTCTTAAGCTGACTACGTAAGTATACAGTTAAACGTGCTACGTTTACTCTATCCAATGCACTTGCGTTTGCTGCTCTAGTTTTTTGACCAAATACAACAAGTCCTGCACCGTTAATGAATGTAATTGGATTTACATTGTTTGAATACAACGTATCACGCTGTCCTTCGTTAAGTGCAATACTCTGGAATTCACCTTCTGCATTAACAAATCCACTTGCTGTTGCGTTAGTTACGCTACCACGTCTTGTACCTGCTGGTGCAAACCATGGATAAGCAACTTGGTCATTTAATGCAATAGTGCGTAGTGCCATGTGCGAACTTGGAACAACAACATTGTTACCTGCATTGTCACTTGTAAATCCACTTGGATAATAAACACCTAAGTATTCATCTCTACTTACTAGACCGTTATCGTTGTCTTCAACTGCTAGGTTAGCATTGCTTGCCCAGTTTTGTAAATCAGTTGTTTTAGACGCTAATCTAAATGGTGAGTCTCCAACAACAAATGCAGTTAAACCTCTGTCATTGTTTAGAGTATTCATTTCTCCAATTAGTTCTGGATAACCAGGTGCTGCAATTAAGTTAAACACTCTTGATTCGTCATCACGTATATCAT